CGTCCCAAGAGCAATATTAGCTCCACCAGATGCTTTTTCAACACCTTCAACCATAGCCATTTCTACGTAGTCTTCCCAACGTAGTCTGTTTTCGTGCTCAGATTTTAAGTACCATAAGTATCCGTCGGCTCCATTTTCAGAAGTTACTTCAATCCATCCGATTTGAGCAGTGTCAGAACCGTTGATTGAATAGTGCTCTTTCATAATGATAGGAGCATTTGTAAATGTTGCATAGCTAGGATCTAGTTTTTCAGTAAAGTTTCCAGTTCCTTTTGCAAATTCAGATCCATAAACTAAAGCAGTAACTCTTTCTGCGGCAGTAACTCCAGCATGAGCTTTGTACGCTTTAATTTGGAAACGAACATCAGATACAGCAGTAACAACACCTTTGATTACAGCAGCGCTTCCACCTACAGCAGAAGTTGCAGATGTTTGAACTTGAATCATAGCAGTTTGTCCTACTTTGAAGTTACAGTTACCAGTTGTGGCAGATGTTAATCCAGCGCTAGAAGGCTGAGATGGAATTTCAAAGTTTAATACTCCACCCGCAGTTCCGCTAGCTGCAATAACTGAAGCTGCTCCAGCGGCGGGCATGGTAGCTGCAGTTCCTTTAGGAAGTACATTTACATAACGAGTATGTAATCTACCTTGCTCAGTCCAGATAATTTGATCTGAAGTTGAAGGCATCTCTGCAGATACCATTCTTAAAAATGATCCGATTGAACGATTTCCGTAACGCTCTACTTCTTTTTCGTATACATCGGGTAAAAATTGTTGTGTCCATTGATCGTGCGAAGCTGCAGTGAAATCAATATAGTTCCCAGCATATAATGTTTTAGACTGGGTTGGTTGTAATGCGGCAGGAATGCCACTAGTAAAAGCCATTTTGTTTGATTTTAAGTTGTGTTATTTATTCCATTTAATGCGCAACTTATCAGAAGAATTACCAGATACAACTCTAATCTTATCACCATATTCTGTTTTTATGGTTGAATTATCGGTTCGAGGGTCCATATTAATATTTTTAGCCTGCTTAGCAGCTTCTTTTATAGCGTCGGCACGGCCTTGCTCATAAAAGTGATTTGCAATCTTATCTGCATTTTTTGCAGCAAATAAAGCTCTATGATACCCTTGGGCATCTGCTACGCTCCCGTCGTCACCTAAAAATTCATTAATAAAATTAGAAATATCTGATTGATATTGTTTTACTTTTTCTGTATTATCTACTTTAAACCTATATTTGTTTTCTCCGACCTTAAAATCAAAACCTTTGAAATTATCGTTGAAAACTTTGTTTGTTTTTTCAATAAATTGTTTTTGAAGATTATTATACTCTTCTGTTTGTTGCTTAGAATTATTATAATATTCCATTGCTTCAACATACTCAGGAGCAACACTTTCTTGCTTTCTTAACTTAAGATCGGCATAGTATTTCTCTTTTGCACTATTGAAATATCTTTGGGCATTATATAATTCTTCTTTATATGCTAATTGCTTAGCTTTAATTTCTGACGGATCATCCGTCTCTTCATCATATGCAAAATTTTTGTTGAATAAAAAATCAACATCATCCGCATCTAAATGAGGTTTTGTATTTTTATAATATTCTCTTAGCAAAGTGGTATTATCCATTTTAGTAACGTCCCTGTTTAGATTAACATAATCTTCTACAGTTCCGCCAGTTTCTTCCATGAATTGAACCAACTTTTCTACGTTTTCAGGAAGCTGCATTTGCGGCTGATCCTGGATTGGTTTTTCTTCAACAACTTTTTCAACTTGTTGAGGTTCTTCTTTTAATTCTTCTTGTGGCTCTTCGTTAACAAGCTCTAAAGGAGAATCACTTATTTCTTCTTTTTCTTCTTCTTCTTTGACGGGCTCTTCTGTATTTTGCTCCCGTATTTCTTCGTCCACTTTTTCGCTATCTCCGGCTCCATCGCCCACAGATACGCTCTCTGTTTCTTGCTCTTGAACGGCATCTTCTTTTGTTGTTGGTGGTTTGTCTAAATTAACTCTGTAAACTCCGTCGTCCTGTAGTCCGTATTCTTTATCTACAGTACCTTCCTCTACAGCTTGTTCTAAAACCGCAGCTTCTTTTTCTTGTAACGTTTTTTCTTGTGTGTCGTCCGCTACGCTAACATTAATTTGATCGTCCATAATTGTATATAATAAAATAGTTTAAATAGTTTTATCTTGGTTCAAATCGTGATAAATCAAAACCGCCTAAAACATCGTTACCTTTAGATTCAAAGGATTTTTGTGGCTTACCTGAATCAGGCGGGCCAGAAATTTTTGAAGCACTAATTTTTGCATTAGCTACTTCTTTTTGTGTACTAGTTTGTTTTTCTACTAATTCTTTTTGTGCTTGTAACTCAAGCTCTTTTAACTTAACATTTAAATCAAATTCATATTGCATCAATTCTCTTTTAGTTCTAGCCTCAACTTCCATTTTTTTAATTGAAAGCTCATTTTCAGCTGTTGATACTTGAATTTTTGATTCAGTTTTAATTTGTTCTGCCTGAGCTTTTGCTTGCTCAACAACAACTTGCGCTTGTCCCTGTGCTTCTGCCTGGGCCGCGCTAGCCGCCTGAGCCTGAGCTTGATCAGCTTGCTGTTTTTTAATTCTTCTAAATTTAAGCAATTGATTAGCTAATTTTGTATTGTTAATTTCTCTAATATCAATTGCGTCTTCTAAAAATATACTATTTTGAGCTAATGCTGTTTGTATATTAGCTTCTAATAATTGTTTTTCTTCTTGATCTGGTTCTAATTCTAAGAATATACCAAAATCATGCATGTGAAGATTTTTTAGTTCTTCTAGCGAACCTACTGTAAATCTGCCTAATGCAGTAATAAAAGCTTCTTTTGTTGGATGGAATTCTAAAACATCTTTAAATCTTAAAGAAATTGCTTCCGCTAAAGAAGTTGTAATAAACATGCTGCTCGTTAATATGTGCCTCGTAGCTGTGTTGCTGTTTGCCGCAGCAAGTTTTTGAACGCCTACTAAAGCTTTTGGATCAGGGTCTGAACCATCGCGAGCTTCGTTTAAACCAGTAACATCTCGCATCATTTGTATATACTGATTGTAAGCGCCTATTAATATTTGTATTTGATTTCCGCCGCCTCCCGGTAATTCTTGAATAGGTACTTTACCTGGGTTCATTTCGCCATCAACAGTTTGTGATCTACCAATTATAGATCCTGTTTGGAAATACATATTAAGAGCCTCTTGCGGATTATAGCTTGTTCCATTGCCTAAGTCAATTTCAGCTAATCCATCAGCATCTAAATAAACACCTGAAGGTGTCATTCTTTGTATTGCTTGCTGTAGCTTTAAATGAGTTAACTGAATTAAATCAGCATAAGGAGTCATTTTTGAAACTAAAGAGTTTATATTTCCTTTATATAATCTTGGAGCGCTTGCAATGTAATTCATCATTACCTTGTTAGTATTAGATAATGGCCTAATCATATTACTTGCTTTTTCCCATTTCAGTAACTCATTAGTCCCTAAAATAAATGCTCCTTCATAAATAACCTCTCTAGCTTGAGCTACTTTTTGAAAGCGGGTACGCTTGTCTTTTGGAGGATCAAAAGAATCATCTTTCTGTATTGCTTTTTCAGCACCGGTTGATGTTTCTTTTATTTTGTATACATTGTTTTCCCAAGTTTTCCAATTAAAATATAATACAGTAACAACATTATTATCGTCTATAACATTATCGTTATTGTTGCCTATAGTATTATAATCCGTCCAATTAGAACCCTTTTTAGTATATTCTTGTATTGCTTCGTCAGTTAAAGAAGGAAATTGTTTCTTTAACTCGTTTAATTTTATTTTTTTTACCTCACCGAAATAATAGCAATCTTGAAAATTAGGATCCTCTGTATAAGACCAAACTAAATTAGCTGGATCTACATAATCAAGTTTAATTCCGTCTGTATTATTAAATGAATGTTTTGCACATCCAATACCTATTACAGCAAGATCATAATCAATCCTGTTTTTAATTTCATCATATTTGTTTGAAAGAAAAACATTATCAATAGCTTGCTCTTGCGCAATCTCAATTCCTTGTTTATAATTAAGTTGCATGAAAAGCTCAAGCTCTTCTGTATTTGATGGTAAATCTTCTTCAGGAACATTTCTAGCATTAACGCCTAATTCTGCTTCTATGTCAGCTAATATTTTTTTGGCGGCTAAATCTCTTTGAATATTATTTACAAATTTTGTTCTTTTACCTGTTGCAATAGGATCTTGCGCAAAAGCTTTAATACTAAACAGCCTGTCTTGCATTCCATTAACAACAATATCAACAAACTTTGGCACAATAGGCACAGGCTTCCAGTCAAGATTTAAATACGAAAGATCACCGTTAATTGCAAATTCATCTTTGTATTTTTTTATTGATTGCTCACCTCTAGCATATAAACGTAATCTATGATATTCATCACGTGTTTGGTAGTATCTACCGGACCCATTATCCTTGTTAAACCAGTCTTGCTCAATTGCTCTAGCTACAGATAAGCCGTAGCTTTTAGATTTTTTTACTGCATCTGAGACGGCTTGACTCGGAAACTGTGTTATTTGTCCTTTATTTTTTGCCATATTTATTTTATTATCTGACTTCTTGATCCTGAATTTGTATATTTAGAAAAGCCAAAATCAAGCTTTTTTATTTGCCTTTCGCTTGTTGGGCGATATAAATGTTTTTGACAAGCCATAATAGCAAGTCCGCTACTAATAGAAGCATCATGAGCTGTACGTTTTGAAATATCAAATTTGGCCCAGTCTTCTAAAGTTCTTTGAAAATACATATTACCATAAGAGCCCTCTAAATTTCCAACATGCGTTTCGATGTAAGTTTCTATTGCAGCAGCATGTGCTTGTCGAATATCTTCAGATGAGTTAGGTATTCCTCCAAGTTCTAACTCTGTTTTTGACAATTTAATTGTTGTTTTATCCGGACGATTCATAGAGAAGCCTCTATATCCACGTCTTTTAAAATGATATAATAATCTTGGTTTATTATTTTCTGCTAATATTGGCATACCGTAAAATATGCAAGCCATTAAAACATCTTCAAAAAATATTTCAGCAGTTTGCGGGCGAGCAATGTATTCTAAAAAAAACTTGTTATTAGGTACATCACTAACCATTGACCAGGTTGTTAAACCATGCAAAGCTCCGTTAGATCCGCCTCCTCCGACTGTTCCTGAAATGTCATAAGAGTCGCATCCAAAAGCGCCTAGCCCATCATTACCTGGGTATTTAATCCCATTTTTTATTATAACATTATTTTGTAAAGATACCGGCGGTATCCAAGAAAGATTAAATCTTCCTGTTTTGTTTGGAGACCATATTACTTCAGTATCTTTAATTCCGTTTTTCCACGCAAATGATCCTCTTGTAATATAGCCTTTCATAGCCATTTCTTCGTTATGGTCTATTTGCTCGTAAATCTTTGTTAAATTAAATAACGAATTTACTGTTTCATCACGAAAAGCGTGTTTTTCAGATCTAGGAAATTGACGGTAATATTCATTAAGAGCATCACTGTCATTTTTTAATCCTTCAACTTCGTTGCTCCAATGATCAATGACTCCCGTAAAAATTTGCTCGCCATCAATTCCTTCAACCGGGCTTGGTGGAGTCTCGAAGACAGGATAACCGAACTTGTCGATAAATCCCTCGTATCCCCATTCCATAGGTATGAACAAAGAATATAATCCACTTGCAGTCTGACCATTGCGATTTCGCTTTGTAACATCTGAATTATAATATAGTTTTTTAAAGTTATCTCCTCCCTTTTCCAGTGCGTTAGAAGTAGAGCCCATCATGCATTTGCCAACTATTTTAGACCCCAGCCTAAGGCAGGTTTTTGTAACCCTCCAGTTGTTTAATATATTATCAGGTCGCTCCCATTTACCAGATTCATCATGAACTAATAGCTGCAACTTCTCACCATCATAGGAGTTATCGCCTGTATTTTTCCAATCTATCGTTGTATCAAGCCCTCTGCCAATCTCTTCCTCTTGATTAGTTTTCTGTAAGGAGTTTCGTGTAAGCCTTCTTGACGGTACTTTATAAGATAATTCCGTCTTCGGTCTTTCCATTCCGTCTTGAATTGGTTTAAAGAAGAACGGGTAATTAATGGAAATTGGTACAACTTTGTCTGTAAACATTTTTTTAGCATCAGCTCCAGACTTTGATAATATACCAAATCTGGAATCCTTTGATGTTGTAGCTTGGTTGACTGTTTCTGATGATGCCATAAAAGAGAACCCAGACCGTCTATTCTTGAGGTAGCACATTCCATAAGATCTCTTATCTGCTTTGCACGCTTCCCAGAAATAAAAGAATATTCTATTGGCTTGTCTAAAATCAGGCGATCCAACATCAATTTTTGTCCAGTTGAGGTATATATAATGCGATCCTGTAATGTAACACGGTTCCCCGTTGCACATGAACCAATAGCCATTATTACGACGATCAAACTCATTTTCAATATACTCATAATATTGTTCTTTAATTTTATCGTCATAACTTTTAAAATCTAATATGTTTTTTATTTTATCTAAAGAAGCTGGCTTAGAAACTTTTTTAAAAACTTGAAATTCTTTTTTTAAGGTTTCACCATCTATATTATTTGGAGTTTTAGGTATGCCTACCTTTAAACCTTGAATTTCATATATATCACCTAAAGTTCCATCTTTACTTATGATAACACAATCTAAATCTTCATTATAGCCATATTCAAACTTCTTATATTTATTAAGGTTCTTTATCTTTTTTTTAGATAAGTGATCTTTATGTATTTGATATAAAGTTTGTTTGTACATTATTTAACTCTATTTTCAACACCCATGAAGACCTCAGTTTTTTTGTTTTCAGATTTTTTTTCAGTTAGCTCTTCAATTTTTTCAATTATTTTTAAAGAATCTTCTATTGCAACCCATTTTGCCTGCGCCGCTGTTTTAGCTTTTTCAGGATCTAATTCACTTAAATCTATGTTTTGTTTAATAACTTTTTCAAGTTGTAGCAAAGCCTGCTCAGCTGCCTCTATTACTCGCTTCTTTCTGTCCATAATTTATTGTAACTTGATTAGATAAAATTCTATATAATTTTTGTCCGTCTATTTCAAATTCGTATTCTGAGTCAGGCGTAAACCCTACTACATCCCCAATAGACAGTCCTAATGAGCTTAATTCGTCGTTGCTATACACAAGCTCACCTTTTAGTTTTTGTTCCTTCTCGGTGTTCCATTTGTCTTTATTTATTAAAGGCTTTACAAAGCAATATTCATCTGGGCAATGCCATTTATCATTTCTTTTAAATGCAAATATTTGATCAGGCGCTACAAAGTATTCATTTTCTTTTAAAAAACTAGCGCTGTTTTTTTCGTTGCCGCGAATATCTATCCATCTCCTAAATACATTATGGTGGACAATAACTAGATCTCCTTTTTTAGGGGTTTTTTGTGTTACTCCATACGCGGGTTCGCTAAGAACAAGACCCATTCTATTAACAAACATATAGTCACGCTCACTAATTTCCGTATTAAGTATTAATTCTTTTTGGTCAACTTTTGTTTTATTGTTGTACCTAAATTCAGTAGATATAATATAATTAAATAAAGATTTCATTTAATAGTCTAGATTGTATTCTACAGAAACAGCCATGTTAGAATTAAAAAATTTCCATGGCAATATTTCTTCATTTTTTGTTATGTATATTTTATAGCCCCCTTCGTCTTCAAGTATATCGCATATTTTATGTCCTCCATATACTTCTTGACCAACAGAATAATGCATAGCTTCATTCTTATAATC